ATGACAATTCTGAGGTCTGTGGCAATGCTGAGGTTTATGACAATTCTGAGGTCTGTGGCAATGCTGAGGTCTATGACGATGCTGAGGTCTATGACAATGCTAAAGTCTGTGGCAATGCTAAGGTCTATGGCAATGCTGTGGTATTTGACTATGCTAAGGTTTATAACAATGCTAAAGTATGTGGCAATGCTTCTGTCTTTTGCGATGCTGAGGTCTATGGCAACGCTAAGGTCGGTGGTGATGCTGAGGTTTATGACAATTCTGAGGTCTGTGGCAATGCTGAGGTTTATGACAATTCTGAGGTCTGTGGCAATGCTGAGGTCTATGACAATGCTGTGGTCTATGGCAATGCTAAAGTCTGTGGCAATGCTAAGGTCTATGGCAATGCTGACGTCTTTGACAATGCTGAGGTCCGTGGAGATGCTGAGGTCTATGGCAATGCTGACGTCTTTGACAATGCTGAGGTCCGTGGAGATGCTGAGGTCTATGGCAAAGCTGAGGTCCGTGGAGATGCTAAGGTCTATAAAAATAGCGATTACATTGTATTCAAAAATTGGTGGAGCAGTGGACGATATTTCACGTGGACACGTAGTAATAATATGTGGAAGGTAGGCTGCTTTTATGGCAATGGTGAAGAGCTAATAAAGAAAGCTTATGCTGATAGCGAAGAAAGCGGAAGAGAATATGAACGAGTAGTGAGATATGTGGAGAGCATTTTTGCTGACGAGTTAAACAAATAAATTAACAAAATGGAAGTAGAAATTACATCATATATTGAAGATACCGACATTCTTCAATCTGTTTCAGAATACCAACAATCAAAAGTGCTTGAAAATATATTTGAAGAATGCACTAAAGAGCAACAACAGAGATTTATCAGCAATCTTGATGATTTTTACCTCATAGAAGAATTAGAAGAAAGAGGTTTTACAATAACTAAAAAAACGAACAACAATGGATAACAAAGTATTTGACTTTCACGAAATCAAAACCTTTGCAGATGCTTGTGAGAAGTTGGGCATGAAAGAATACCTACTTACTGGCAGTATGGGTGGAGATAGAGAAACGCAGGGACAAGCGCAAGCACTCTACAAGTTACTGATTATCCAAAAGGCTATGAACAATGGCGTTTGGCGTGATAAGGATGGCTGGAGCTATTACCCTTACTGGGTGCTCTACTCAAAAGAAGAAATTGAATATATGAGCGAGGAGGAGAAGCAGAGAAAGGGCATTAGACAGCTCTTCTCCTGTGTTAGTGCGTTTTTTGATGGTGGTGTGGGTGTCCGCTGTGCGGGTGCGGGTTATCGTGGCGCGATTGCGTATACGGGTTCTGGTTTCCCTTTGTGCTTTAACAGCGAAGAAGCAGCACTATATGCAGCAAAACAATTTGAAGATTTGTTCTTTCAATACTACGGAATTAAAGTAAAAGAATAACCTCAAAACAATATGGAAAAGAAACAACGAATGTTCTATTTCGGAACACATGGCGATTGTAAATATTCCCCCTTGCTTGTAAGGGGGAATACGTTGCCTCTTCCTGACTACGGCGACACATGGGATAATTTAAAAAATCACATGTACGATTGGATAATGACCAATGGAATTATTGCACAAGGACGCTTTTTGGACAGAGAGTGGACTGTGTATGGCAGACCTTGGTCTGTAGACGATAAACGAAGATATGGGGCTTTCACATCCCTATTTTGGGAGGGTGAGCACACCATCGATGAATTTGACGCGTTTATTAAGCAAAGTTCTTTTTTGCGATGTCAATTCTGCGTTCATCTTGAACCCAATATGGTAAGTAAAGGTGATATTGTGTGTCATTCCGATGGAACGCTAATAGAAATACACCACATTGGCAAAAAAGGGAAGGTGCATTACATTGCTTTTGCAGACGAGAACTATGGATTTGGTGAAATCCAGCGTACCCCATACGTAGACTATTACGATTATATACAAAATTGCCACCATGCCACCCAAAAGCAGAAGCGTTGGCTAATGGACTGGATTGGAGTAAATGAATGAATATCCAAGGTCTTACAATAAAAACAAGAAACAATGAATATTGCAGAAATATTGAGAAAGTGCCCAAAGGGGACAAAGCTTTATAGTACTGTCTATGGTGAAGTAGAATTGGTTTGCGTTAATAATAATTATATATTCCCTATTTCTTGTAGAAGAAGTAATGGATATGAAGATTCCTTTACAAACGATGGTAGGGTTTACTTCGATTATCCTGACGCGGAATGTGTACTTTTCCCATCAAAAGACCAACGCGATTGGAGTAAGTTTGGAGTGACTGACCAAAAACAGAAAACCGCGTTGTATCCTTTCGACAAGGTTCTTGTACGTGATGGAGATGATGATAAATGGGTGTGTGACATTTTTAGTCACATAGACGAGAATGATTTTTACTATTGCGTTGGTACAAGGTGGGAGCAGTGCATTCACTACGAGGGAAACGAACATCTATTAGGAACAACAAAAAAACCAGAAGAATGACACGAACAACATTTAAGAGAGTACCCTTCAACCTTGAACTTGCAAAGAAAATAACGAACGTGGAGGTTAAAGGGCACATCGTTACGCGAGACGGACGCCAAGCAAGAATTATTTGCTTTGACAGAAAGGAAAATGATGATATTTTTGACCCTCCTAAAAACATAATTGCGCTTGTGGAGAATAAAGACGGGAGTGAAGGCGTGTTCGCGTTTAGAAATACTGGTATGATTCTTCTTACAGAAGAAACAGACCATGACCTCCAAATCGAAGTCCCCACCTACTACCGCGACTACTCCAACTTTGTGCCGCAAAAGTGGCAACCGTGTTTGGTGAGAGAGAACGAAGATGAGATATGGCTTCTACAAGTAAGCAAAGGTAAACGCTGCGGTGATGTCGTGCTGTTCTACTGTCCCGATGGAAGCCCTAATGTTTGGCGACACTACCTTCCCCTATCCAAAGTTACCGAACGATTGGTAGGAACCACCAAGAGCTACGAGCAACTGATAAAAGAGCTTGACAAAAATGGGCAAGATTAAATCATGTGACGGGCAAGGCTGCAAGGAGCGCAAGGCTTGTTTGCGCTTTGCTCTGTCGCATACAGAACATGATAAAAGCAACATTCACAAGGGTTGCTATTTCACAAGGCCGAACGGGCGCGACTGCCCGATAATGATTAAAAACAAAACGATATAACAGAAGTAGATTTAGTTATAACCAGTTCAAACGAATAAATCATGACGAGACTTTTAGTAGAATATCTGAAAGATCTGTATGCGGTGCTTGACAATGCCATACAAAACTCTGACCATACGGATTTTGAGCAGTGCTATTCGGCACTTGCTGAATTGTGCGAGCGCGCTCTGTGCGGCTTAGATAAATACAAGGGAGTGGCCTCTGTGCCTGACCGAATAAAGATGTTCAAAAGAGACATGAATTATGTGCAGGGACTCATGAGCAAGGAGGAGGAGAAAGCTTATCTTGATGATGAGATGAAGCTCGCATACAAGCTTTTTGGTAAGGACAAAGAAGAGGAGGACAAGGCATGATAACGATAATTTCTACTGCTGTGGGGTTCGTTTATGGTGCGTACATGGCTTACATTGCTGGAAAAGAACATGGTTTCTACAAGGGCCGCAGCGAGGCTTACAGAGAATTTGGGCACATTATCGAACATTATAAGAAATTAGCTGATGCAAAGAACATCGCAACAGAAGACGCGTGAGGCTGCCGACCGAACACGCTGTAACGAGTGTGGCGAGCAGCGCATTTGTACGCCACTGATGGCAAAGGCTTGCCTTGAGTGTTTTATTTGTGGATATGTGGAGGCAGAGAAGCTATCAGGCAGCGAGAGAAATGCTAACAGGATAGGTAGTATGGGTGTAAAATGAGCTATATGAGCAGCGAACCAAGGACGAAGCAAGGCCGCACAAAATACAAAAACAAGGTTGTAAACAACGTTTTCGGGCGATTTGACAGCGTAAAAGAGTTTAAACGATACATTTACTTGCTTTCGCTTGTAAAGTGCGGCAAAATCAAAAATTTGAAAAGGCAAGTAACGTTTAGATTGTTACCTTCACAATACGTGGACGGAAAACTTAAAGAACGTGCATGTACGTATATTGCAGATTTTATGTATGAACAAGACGGAAAACAAGTCGTTGAAGACACAAAAAGTGCGATAACAAGTAGACATGCTGCCTACATAATAAAACGAAAATTAATGCTCTATTTATACAAAATTGCAATAAAAGAAGTGTAATGTTTGGATAATCCGCTGGCGAGATAAAAACTTGTCAGCGGATTTTCTAATATTGCAGTAATCCAAAACTATTAAATATGGAAACAAAGAAGATACCATTATCAAAATTACATCTCAATACTGGACAAATCAAAGAAGTGCCAAAGAACCCTCGCTTCATCAAAGATGAGCGTTACGAAGCACTCAAAAAGAGCATTAAAGATGACCCTGAGATGCTCCAACTTCGTGAACTCGTTGCTTATGACAACAACGGAGAACTTGTTGTTATACTTGGCAATATGCGTTACCGAGCTATGAAAGAACTTGGCTACAAAGATGCGCCTGTTAAGGTGTTGCCAGCCGAAACAGACGCAAAGAAACTTCGCGCCTATATTCAAAAAGATAACATTGCATTCGGACAAAACGATTGGGATTTGCTCGGCAATGAATGGGGTATTGAAGAGCTGCAAGACTTTGGGTTGGAATGCGAGTTCCTTAATGATAATACAGAAACAACTGATATTGATGATTTGTTTGAAGATGCTCAAAATACCGAAGAAAAGATAAAGGATATTAAATTTTCTATTCATGTTCCGCAAGAATTAGAAGAAAAGGTAGATGAAATTAAGAATATAATTAAATCAGCCGTTTCCGAATACGAAGGTGTGGAAATAAAATAATAAAGATATGGAAGTCTATCTTGCGGGTGAACACCCAGTAAAGAACGGCAAAAATGCTGACTGGGAAGGATTAAACATATTGGAAACTTACTATTATCTACAGAATAATAAAGAATTTCCTCGATTGATAGGCAATTTTCAGAATTTTCTATTGGATAGTGGTGCATTTACCTTTATGTCGGGAGCAAATGTAGTTGATTTCGATAAATACGTAGAGGGATATGCTGCATTCATTAAGAAGTGGGACGTAAAAAACTTCTTTGAGCTTGATATTGATTCAGTTGTCGGTATTAGAGAGGTTGAAAGACTTCGTAAAAAACTTGAAAGACTGAGTGGTCGCAAGCCTATTCCAGTCTGGCATAAATCACGAGGGAAAGAGTATTTTATCGAAATGTGTAAGAATTATCCTTATGTTGCAATAGGAGGTATCGTAACGAAAGAAATTCCTATTAAAAAATACGAGAAGTTGTTTCCTTGGTTCGTTAAAACTGCGCATAAATATGGCTGTAAAATACATGCTCTTGGATATACAAATATTAAAGGACTACATACTTATCACTTTGATTCTGTGGATTCAACAGCTTGGTTATATGGCAATATGAGCGGTTCTGTATATAAATTTGATGCTAAGAATGGTACTATGAATAAAACCAAAGCCCCACAAGGTAAAAAATTGCGTTCCAAATTGGTTGCTGCACATAAATTCGGAGAGTGGGTACGCTTTATGAAGTATGCCCGTGCAAGATTATAAAAGATAAATATTAAAATTTTAATTAGTTATGAAAGATTCATTGATTATTGTATCAGGAGGTATGGACTCAGTAACTCTCCTGCATGAAAAGAAAGAAAGCATTGCTCTTGCTATTTCTTTTGATTATGGTTCTAATCACAATCAGAAGGAGATACCTTTCGCTAAGTTACATTGTGAGCGATTGGGTATAAAGCATATTGTTATTTCACTCGGTTTTATTCACGACTACTTTAAATCCTCTCTCCTTGAAGGTGCAGAAGCTATCCCAGAAGGTAATTACGATGATGAGAATATGAAATCAACTGTAGTACCTTTTCGTAACGGCATTATGCTCTCTATCGCTTGCGGTATCGCAGAGAGTAACGGTTTGAAGAAGGTGCTCATTGCTAACCATTTTGGCGACCACGCGATCTATCCAGATTGTCGCAAGGGCTTCATTGATGCTATGTCAGAGGCTATGAAGAATGGTACTTATGATAGTATTACCATTGATGCACCTTATACCAATATCACAAAGACTGATATTGCTCGACACGGCAAGAAACTTGGTATTGACTACACAGAGACTTGGAGCTGTTACAAGGGTGGCGAGAAGCATTGTGGTAAATGTGGCACTTGCATGGAACGCAAAGAAGCACTTCGTGATGCAGGTATAGAAGACTTAACTAAATACGAATAAACTATGTACTACGTATCAAAAAGAATGGAGATTGCAGGCTGTCATCACCTCAATCTTTCTTACGAGAGCAAATGTAAGAATTTGCACGGACACAACTGGATTGTGACGGTTTTCTGCAAGGCAGAAAAGCTCAATAATGATGGCATGGTTATTGATTTCAAGCATGTCAAGAACAAAATTCATGGCTATCTTGACCATGGTAATTTCAACGATTTATTGCCATTCAACCCGACCGCTGAAAATATTGCACGATGGATTGTAGAACAGATTCCAACGTGCTATAAAGCTACAGTGCAAGAGAGTGAAGGTAATATTGCAACTTACGAAAAGTAAAAGCTATGCGTATAAACGAAATTTTCTATTCAATTCAAGGCGAAGGTGCTTATACTGGAACACCTTGCGTTTTCGTTCGTTTCGCTGGATGTAATTTAAAATGCGCATTTTGCGATACAAATCACAAACCTTATAAAGATTATACCAATGAAGAGATAATGCGAGAAATCGCAAAATATCCATCAAATCACGTTGTTTTGACGGGTGGAGAACCTTCTTTACAGATAACAGAAGAATTTATGCTGATGTTGCTTGATAACGGAAAGTTTATTCACGTTGAAACAAATGGTACACGTGCCAATGAAGCTCTATCTCTTGCTAATTGGGTTACATGTTCTCCTAAGTTTGAATATTGTAACCATGCCAAAGTTGTATTAGACCACATAGACGAACTAAAGGTTGTTTATGATGCTAATAAGACTTCGATGAAAAAGTATAAAGATATTGATGCAACACGATATTATTTGCAGCCTTGCGATATGAAGGACATGGAGCAGACCTCTGCAAATGTAAAAGGTGCTATAGATTATTGTCTTGCTCACCCTAAATGGGCAATATCTCTTCAAACTCAAAAAATACTCAATGTAAGATGAATAAAAAAAAGCAAATTGAAGGCCATTTAAAGGCATTATTATCCTTGATTGGCGATAACCCATAACGTGCAGGGCTTCAAGGTACTCCTGACAGAATAGCACGTATGTTTGCTGAAATATTTAGAGGATATGATGCAGAACAAAAGCCACAGATAACAACCTTTGAAAATGGTAAAGATAGTATCGTGTATGATAACATGGTTATTGATGAGGGCGACTTTTATTCTATGTGTGAACATCACATGATGCCATTCTTCGGTCGGTATTGGTTTGCGTATATTCCTAATCCAAAAGGTAAAATTCTTGGCATTTCAAAGATTGGTCGTGTTGTTGATTATTGCTCTGCAAAATTGCAAATTCAAGAGCGTCTTGTACATGAGATAGTTGAAATGCTTTCTGATGCTCTTGGGAGCGAAAATCCGCCTTTAGGTATTGCACTTGTTATGGAGGGCGAACACCTTTGCAAAACTATGCGTGGCGCGAAGAAAAAAGGGAAAATGAAGTCTTCCTATCTCACTGGCATTTTTAAAACTGATGCGCAATTGCGAAGCGAATTTCTTAATCTAATTCATAAATAAAGAATTATTTACAAGAATGAAAATAAGTGGTGGAACAAGGCTTGTAAAGCCTTCAACCCAAAGTAGAGTATAAACAAACCACGAAACACACAAACAATGACAAACGAAATTCAATATATCCCCGATAGCTTATTTCCAACAGACAACGATTTTGAGGTGCCTTCTTTGCGCTTAGATATGGCTGCATCAACGTGCGAAATTCCGTTTGTCTGTTTCGGTGAACAAAAGCGAACGTTCAGAATGAATGGCACAGGAACGCTGCATTTCTATACAGACGATTATCGTTTTAACGCGGTTTACGAACACCCAGAGAAAATATTGCAGCACAATCCAGCGCAAATAGTAGAACCCAACTTCTCGCTATTCAATGAAACACCGATTGCGTTCGGAATGCAAGCAATCTATAAGAAACGACTCGTTGCAAGGCAAATGCAGGAGCAAGGCATTCGTGTGTTCGTTGACCTGAATGTCGCTAATAAGTTCTGCGCATTCAATTTGCTTGGAGTTCCGAAAGGTTGGAGCGCATTCTGTACACGTGGTTATGAGGATAGAGTGAATGGTCTAAACTTTGAATACGAAATAGCTAAGCGCATTGCTGATGGTAATAATCTTACATTCGTTGTGTATGGCGGTGACGAAGTTATCAAGCAATGGTGCAAAGAGCATGGCGCGGTATACGTTACACCTATCATCATTATAAAGAACAAATACAAGTCGATTCAGCGAATGGCACAGAATACTGCCTTGTTCAAGGAAAAATGGGATATGGGCAAGGCTATCCCAACGCTGAAAGATTTGCTTGACAAACAAGTTATTGACAATAGAAAACAAATTAAACATGAAGTATAGCGGAGGAACAAGAAGTACAAGAAGTACAATGAGTGCAAGGGCAACGAATAATTCAGTAAAGGCGCAATCATCAAATGCTCCTACAAATATGCACGCAGAAAAAATAATAAAGGATTATGCGAAAAAAGCGATGCATTCCAATCAAACAGAAAACGATATTCGCAAGTTTGAGGATAAAAGATTGAAGCAATTGATACGCACTGGTTCGCGTTATCGAGAAGGATTATTGGAAGAAGTTGTTCAACAAGCAATTGATGCTGACAAACAAGGTAAACGATGGAACACTGGATGGGCTGAAGGTTTTAAATCTGAAATCAACAGAGTTGCAAACTTAAAGGTAATACATGACAACATTCCAGTTTATCAGAAAATACTAAAAGAGCGTAAAAAGAAGTAGACATGGTAAAAAATAGCGGAGGTACACGAAATAAAAGACGCTCGTCAGAGCATCGTACTGGTCCAGGTTTTACAGAACCAATAAAAGGTCCTACACAACCATCTTCATCAGCAACTGAAATTCAATACGTATTTACAGACAAAATAACGGGAAATCAGTCTGATGGTTACAAAAATCTTGACGCGGTTAAAACGGCTATAAAAGAAGCTGAAAAGAACGACAAAAAAGCTGGTGTGTACGAAAAAGATAGTTATTACATTGAACGTATTGAAAACATTAAAGGTCGAGGACGTTCCGAATATTGGCATTTTGGAAAATAAGGTAATTTATGGCTAAAAAGAAATAGATATGCGAAATAAAGGCGAACAAAATCTTATCCCGATGAACAAGCAGCCGCCCGAAGTGCAGAGAGAACTCAGCAGAAAGGGTGGTCGCAATTCAGGGAAATCACGCAGAGAAAAGCGTGCTATGTCTGAAATACTTCGTATGATGATAGACCAACCAATAGACAAGGCAAATGCAACGATTGTAAACGCTCTTAAAAAGGTTGGAATATCATCAGAAGAAGCTACAAATGGCGCGTTGATTAATTTGCAGTTAATGAACCTTGCACTCAGCAGTTCTGTTGACGAAAAGACAAAATTACGCGCAATCGAAATGATACATCGCTTCATTGACGGACAAAAGGTTGATGTAACAACAAATGGTAAAGAAGTAACGCACGAGCCACTTGTTATTGAGGTTATTGATAGCCGAGAACAAGTGATTAAAGATGATGAAGATGAAGAAAGGTAAAAGGTTACAAACAACTCGCATCTTTGCAGAAATTGAGCAAGCTAAAGCACGAGGTTATACAACCGTTAGCGAGCAAGGCAGTAGCCGAAGTTCTAAGACATATAACACCGTGGTTTGGCTTTGTCAATATTGTTGGAATAACCCGAATACATCAACATCTATTGTTCGTGCCACATTACCTGCCTTAAAAGGTTCTGTTCTTCGTGACTTTAAAGAAGTGATGCAACGGCTCAAAATTTGGGACTTCTGTACTTTTAATAAGTCAGAATTGGTTTGCACGTTTCCAAATGGTTCTTTTGTTGAGTTTTTCTCTTGCGATAACGAGCAAAAATTACGCGGTCGTAAACGTAAAATATTGTACGTAAATGAAGGCAACGAGTTAAAATACATCGAATGGCAGCAATTGCAAATGCGTACAACGGAGTTTTCTATTATTGACTATAATCCTTCATTCACGGACGACCACTGGCTTTGTACGCTAAATAAAGAACCTAATACGTATCACTTCATTACAACTTATAAGGACAATCCATTTTTAGAGCCTAAAGTTATTGCCGAGATAGAAAGCCTTAAAGAAAAAAATCCGTCCTTATGGCGCATCTACGGCCTTGGTCTGCAAGCAATGGTTGAAGGGTTGATTTTCGAAAATGTAGAAGAAGTTGAGGATATTCCGAGGTGGCATAAGAAGCACCACCGAAGAGGTATGGACTTCGGTTATACAAACGACCCGACAGCGATTGTTGATGTCTATATAGACGGAGATACATTATGGATTGATGAAATCTGTTACCAAACAAAAATGCTCGCGGAAGATATTATCAACATGCACAAAAACGCAAATCGAACGTGCCACGAAGATGTAAAGGTTATATCCGAGTCGGCAGATCCACGTCTAATTGATGAAATATCCAACGCTGGTATTGATATACACCCTGTACGCAAATTTTCTGGCTCAATCATGGCTGGTATTAACAAGATGCAAGAACTCAAAATGAAGGTAACGAAACGAAGTGTAAACGTTTTAAAAGAGTTCAGAAATTATACCTACAGACAAAACAAAGAAGGTAAATGGCTAAATGAACCCATTGATGCGTACAACCACGCAATAGACGCCATTCGTTATGTTGTACTTGAAGAGATACTTGGACAGAATAGCAACGGCCTTGAAGCGGACGAATTTTTAGCAATCATGTAACACATAAATTAAAAAGCACTAAATGAAAAGCATAGAAGAAATTATGGCTATCGGAAATCCGATGACCATATACACACTACTTACATCGTATAAGAAACCATTTCACAAAACGATAGAACAAACAGAAAGCGAATATAACCCTATGAAGCATAAGGTTATGGATACGCAATACAGAAAGAAAAAAGCTATAAAGGTTAAAACTAATAAGGTTGACATTGACGGTTCGCCATTATACAAGACTAAATACGTTGACCGTTGCCGTATTGCAGTTCCAGCACAAAGATTAATTTGTGAACGCGATGTCGGTTTTCTGTTGTCTAATAACGTTAAATACAACATAAAAGGCGAAGTAGATAATAAGGCGCAAGAATTATACGATAGAACAATTGAAACCTTTAACGAGAACAAAATTGATTATTTCGATAAAAAGTTGGCTCGTGACCTTTTCCGTTGTTGTGAATGTGCTGAGTTGTGGTATATTGTTCCTTCACAAGACGAAACACAACAAAATGAAATCCGAGTAATGTTGCTTTCTCCGCTTCGTGGTGATGTGCTTTATCCACATTTCGATGATTACAATCGTATGGACGGATTTGCGCGCAAATACGTTATTAAAGACGAGTTAGGACAAACAACCATACATTTCGATGTTTATACGAATACGATGCTCTATAGGTATTCTAACGCTGATTCAACCATGCAGCTCATGAGCGCAAAGCCACATGGATTTACAAAAATACCTATTGTATACTATCGCCAAGAAGAAACAGAATGGGAATGTGTGCAACCTGTTATTGAACGACTTGAAGAATTACTTTCTAATTGGGGCGATGTGAATGATTATTTTGGCGCGCCTACTTATTTCTTCAAAGGTAAGATGAAAGGTTTTGCGGAAAAGGGTGAAGTCGGCCGTATTTACCAAGGTGAAGGAAGTGATACAGACATGAAGGTCGTATCGTGGAACTCAGCACCTGAAAGTATGCGGCAAGAAATGGCAAATCTTACAAACATCATCTTTTCGTATTCGCAGACACCCGATATTTCGTTTGAGAATATGAAAACGCTTGGTAATAATACAAGTGGTGCTGCCATTCGCTTAATGTTTACTGACCCACACTTAAAAGCCGAAACGAAAGAAGAATTGTTTGGCGAAATGTTCACACGAAGATTTAACGTTGTTAAGAATGGCATTGCTGCGAGTGTTTTTGCCACTCCTCAACGCATTGCCGATTCATTAAGGGTAACACCTATCTTTTCTCCATACATTCCGAAGAATGAAATGGAAATGTTGCAATTAATAAATCTTTCCACGCAAGGCAAAGCTACCATGTCACAAGAAGAAGGCATCGAAGAAAATCCAATGGTACGTAATGCTGAACGCACAAAAGCACTCTTAAAGAAAGAAAATGAAGAAGCCGCCAAAATGAACCTATTTGCCACGGCAACAAGCAATGAACCAAATGAAGAATAAGAATGAACATTAAAAATATCATTCAACTTCTGTTGCAAAGTTCTTCTGATTTCAACAAGTTGCATGACTATGTTATTACAGAGTTGAGCAAGGCGGTAAATAAGTCTGTCAACGAAGCTAACCCAGAAGAACTTTTTAAAATTGCGAAAACTTGCACCCCAACCGAAAAGGATAGGGTGCAAGCCCTTTTAGATGCGTATAATAACGCGGTTTTATCGCTTATAAAGCAAGGAATAACAAAAGCCGTGTTATTCTCCACTAATACGCAACAAAACGCGCTGAGCGCGTTTACTCGCTTTGAAGGTAAGGAAGTGGACGCTTGGCGAAAAGAAACGGCACGAGCTTTTATTGAAAGCCGTATGAAGCGTGACAACGGACTTAATCTTTCTGACCGCGTATGGAATTATACACAACAAACAAAATCTGAATTTGAAGTTGCAGTTTCGCAAGTGTTAGAAAATGGCATCAGCAAAGGCATATCGGCAGAAAGTCTTGGCCGACAAGTAAGGCAATATCTTAATAATCCAGACATGATGTATCGTAGGTATCATCGCAAGCAGCTCATGTCGGACGGTACGAAAAAGGATATTGTAGAATGGCGCAGAAGAGTAATTGATAAAGAAGGCAAGGTGCGTTTTATTAAAGAGGATCTTGCAAAGGTTGGCACTGGTGTGTATCGCTCCGCACGTCAAAATGCTTTGCGCCTTACAATAACTGAAACAAACATGGCTTACAACTATTCCAATTGCAAACGTTGGGAGAGTGAGCCTTTTGTGTTAGGCATTCGCATTCGTTTGTCTGCAAATCACCCCGAAGAGGATATTTGTGATGAGTTGGCTGGCGATTACCCGAAAACATTCATGTGGCGCGGTTGGCATCCTCGCTGCATGTGTTCAGTGTCTCCTATTCTAATGGACAGAAAAAGTGATGAGTGGAAAAAACTTCGCAAAATGCCTAAAGAAGAATACGAAGCTTATCAATCTCCCAACCTTGTAAAAAATGTGCCGAGCGCGTTTTCTGAATGGTGTGAACGTAACAAGAAGAAACTAAAGGTGGCTCGTGATAACGACAAACTGCCTTACTTCGTGAAGGATAATCAGAAAGTCGTTGGTGATTTGCTTGGGTGGAAGGAAAAACAGATTGTAAAACCAATATCAAGTCGTGAGAAGATACTTGCGGCTGCAAAAGCACGTCATGAAGCGCGAACGGATAAGCAAATCAATGATATTCTTACCCGTTGGGACGAAAGAAAATATACATCTGCTCAGAAACAAAATTTTAAGGTCATTGAAAATAAAATGGGACTCAAACGTGGTATTTCAATGGACTTTGAAAAAGCCAACCAAGGAAAGGGCAACATTGATTATAAAAGCGGATTAACAGCATTCCGTGTTAATTGTCAATCGTCTGTTGTTGCTCACGAATTAAGAATGCGCGGATTTGATGTAACGGCTCAACCAAATTGGCAAATGGGAGACGATCCGAACAAACTTTCACATGGCACATGGAAATGTTGGATTAAATCGGATGGAACACCTTTTGAAATGCCCGAACGATTTGCATATAAAATTTCAAAAAATGGAAATTACATAGGTCTACCTTATAAAGAAACCATTCAGCAAATAAACGAGCACACAAAAGAAGTTGGTCGCTACCATGTGTCCTTCGGCTGGAAGGGTGAGAATTACGGACACATCGTAACAATGGAGCGCAAGGCAGATGGAACCGCACTTTGGTATGACCCACAGACAGGGCAGCGCGATTTCTTTGATAAGGAATACGTGAAGAAAATTAAAGGTGTTCGTGCCTATCGCGTAGACAATCTATCTTTCGATATTTTAAATTGGAATGTTGTAAGACCGATTGGCAATAGGAATTTTATGCCCCAACCTCCGAAAGGGCAAACGGCAGGAACTAAGGCTATTTTGAGTAGTGATAAAAGTTCTATTATTGGTACGAGAGTAAATCTTTCAAAGAATATAATAGAATACAGAAATTTGGCTATGTCTGAAATTCTGAAAATTAATACAATTCAAAAGTTACATGATGGTGAATTGAAATACAGCAAGAGTTCTCTGAAAAGAAGTATTGTTCATGCTAAAAATAAAGAAGAAGTGGATATGTTTAAATATGTAGTAACACATCCGAAAGAAATGCTATTCTGTAGAAAGTCTATATTTGGTGAAGTAAAAGATGTAAACAATAAAATTGATTTACGAAACCTTGAAAGAAAAAGGAAACGTGGTGTAATTCATTATAACGAATATGAATTACAAAAGAATGATGAGGTCTGGTTGATTAAAACAGAAGTATACAAAAATGGAATCGAAATACCTTATAACATTCGGTTAAAATAAAAAAATGAAGGTGATATGTCCAGCGTCGCTCAATATATCGACATTAGGAATCATATCACCTTTTCTAAATCTGTTGCAAAGATAATAATAAAAAAATTATATTTTGCGCTTTGCTCTTAAAATAATCATAGTTTCTTCCAACGTAAGTGGAATAGCTTCTTTATTTTTTACAATCACGTATTGTGGTAATCCGATGCAAGACTCTTCTTTTACATGAAGTAATTTGCAAATATATAGCGGACAACCATTAAATGTTCCAACCTGCATAGCAGTATCGAACCCTATTGAATGTGCATAAGCTATTGCACAATATGAAACACCTCTCATAGATTGATTTTTTGTAAAGATATGAAATATTGTAATGTCACACAAATATTTATCTCTCAATTTTCCAAAGATACTGCTTCTCGTCTGTACATAGAGTAAGTATTACATCAGGCTCATCAATAAGTGCAGCCATATTGAATGAGCTATAATACAGAGCACTGGGGATAAGTTTGCCCTTCAAGATAGTTAGACGCTTGCCTAATTTTTTTTCGCGCAAGAATGCGTTTCCATTAAATATCGAACCTCTGTTTAGCTCTAATAACATGTCTTTTGCTTTCATGTTGTTTAATCTATAAAGTCGTTGAATGTTGTTACCTCCTCTCCGTCCTGAATAAAAGGCTTTTTATCGCAAATATAGCCTTTCCACGAACCATATTCGTAGATAAGGAACATGTGGTATCCAGCATTACGAAGAGCTTTAAAGGCTGCTTTCATTTCCTCGCCATTAAATCGGATATTAACGTCACTGTCAGATGCTTCGTGGTCGCCAAATCCGTAGGCCTTACCACTTCGTTTAGAAACCATAACGTATAGAGTTTTGCCCCTGTACGCGCTTTGTCTTTCTGGGTGAAATATGCGCCAGACGCAAGTGCTGAGAAACGCATCACAAATATATTGTACAACTTCTTGGCGCACTTCTGTTGGCTGTACGTAATCGTTCTTGGGTATGTTTACTGTTATTTCCATGATGTTGTTTTTATTTTTAAATCGTGTGATTGTTTTTGCATTTTCTTCTTTCATGGTTCGCGAATGGGTGTTTTCCACTCGCGAGGTTGATATATTTAGATTGCGTATTGTTCTTCAAGGAACTTAACCATTGCTCTATTCTGTGGTAGCATGTCAGGTATATTCATGCTGTCGGCCTTATAAAGCTCTGTTGCAGCGTTATACACGTCCCACACGGTCGTTTTATTGGTGTTGTGGTAGTTAATAAGCAACAACTCAGTAAAGCGCGAAATTTGCGCCTGATTGAGAGGATAAACGATTGGCTCTTTGATAGCCTTGTTCAATGTGTCGCACTTTACTCGGATAGTTGTAAGCATGCCAATTAGCGTGAAAACCTGCTCGGCCGTGAGGTTTATGCTCTTCATGCGTTCCATGCGTTCTCTGTCGCTTACAATGATGTGGCGTGCATCAACGAGCCAAGACTTGATAACATCAAGTACATCTTGAATCGTTACCTTATCACCTCGTCCAGCACCTTTCTCGGCATACGTTAATATATAGTTGCTCGCATTGAGCATACATTGGTTATGGCATATCTTAACCATGTTACCAAATCCAGCTTGAATGCCTTTTTGGTGGAAAGCAATAGCGATGTTTGTAGTGTTCTCACTGTCATCAAAATCGCTTATTCTTATGTTTGCGAAAACTCGTCTAAGAATGTGTGCTTCTACTGCCTTATCTCCGTACTGAGCTTCTACCTGCGGAAGTAGCACAACACCAGGCTGAGCGCGGTCTTTGTTCTGTGCTGCAAATAAGTCGTACACTTCAACATTGAAGTGCTGCTCGTTGCACATGTTAATTACTTCGTTGAGCAACTGGAAGTGATAGATGCCTTTCAACGGATTGTTGTATACATCGTTTTCCTTGTGCGTGCGTTGTAATTGTTCCAACGTAATGGTTTGTACCTTCGCTTTTTCAAAGTCAAAAAACTTATTATCCATTGTGGTTGTAATTATGTTAGAGTTATAAAAATTGCGCTTAAAGTTATCGCCCAACCCAGTTTGAGTAAAGGTTTTTAAAGTCTCCACAGACCCATTTTCCGAACTTATGTGTTCACGGCTCTTTCTAATCTACTTTTTATAGCGGGTGTTGCAAAGAACCTGTTGAAGAATATTGAGTACCGCTTTCATACGTATGTTTGTAGGTGTGAGGGGAATCGAACCCCTCACGCTGCCTTGTCAGCTCACCCTCTAGCCCATTCCTCAAATACTTTGTGGTGGGTTGCTCTGATGAACAGCATATCGCAACTACCATCGTATAACCAACTATCACAGTGTGATATAAACTGACCTATCTCATTGTTGTTTGCTTGACATAGTTTCTTATATATAGATGTCCACATTGAAGATGCCTCTCTTGTTGTGAAATGTCCAGCTTTTATTGCATCATCGGTGCAATAGGCATGCATCAGAACAGTCTTCACATCCCCGTAGCCGTTTATAAAATCCCACTCGTCACCACTCCAAGAACCGTAGTTAATGGTATCTTTGAGTAACTGCTGTTCGTTTGCTGTGAGAACAGATACAACCTCTTGTACTTGATTTAATGTTCTATTCATTTTTGTTATTTGTTTTATTGTTTCCATTTTGAATAAATTTAAATCGTTTTTGTAATGTGTTTTGTAACAAGTTTAGTAACTTGTTTTAAAACACATTGCAAAAATACAAAGCAAATTGATATAATACAACATAAATCCAAAGAAAGTTTGGATATAATTGTATTTTTAATATTCATTAATATGTAATGTAATCCTATATCTCGCAAAATCGTAGATATGTTTATATTTGTCACATAAAATTGTACGTTAATTATGAATACAAGATTAGAACTTCTATACAAGTCAACTCAAGCGGAAAAGAATGTTTGTCGCGTTTTGGATAATCTCGGTATTGATTATATTCGTCAATACAAGATAAAAACACCGTGTAAAACCTACTATATAGATGTTTTTATTCCGTATTTGCGGCTTGCAATCGAAGTAGACGGTAAATACCATTATACAGACAAGCAAAAGCGATTAGACGCGAACAGAAGCGCATGCATACGCAAGCAAGGAATATCAATTTATAGGATAAGTAATAGGGATGCTGCCTACCCTAAAAAGGTTATCCAATTAATTAAACGATATAAAAAGGCGCAAAAACGCTGATTTTTCGCTTTTTGATTTTGAGATGCAAAATGCGAATGAATAAATTTGTTTCAAACAAATTTTTATTTCATGAAGAAAAAGCTAATCAATTTGTTGAAAACCTCATATTCTGATAAGGGTTTCAACGCAACCGAACTTGAGGGTATTGCCGACTTACTTATTACGAGCAACAACCTCAAAGATGAATCAACGGACGAAGAATTAAGTAACGCTGTTAGCGGTGCATCATCGTACGTTAATCTATTGCAAAAGGTTGGTAATCGTTATGCTTCACAAGTAGAAAGCAAGTATCAGGGTTACGTAAAGCCAGAACCGCCAGAACCTCCAAAAAAACCAATTGAAGAGCCAGCTACGCTAACCAAAGAACAAGTTGCTGAAATGCTAAGAACAGGTATCGAAGATGCGCTAAAGCCTTATAAAGAAGCAGAGACACAAAAGCGCCTTGATAGCGTTTTACGCTCACAAGACAAGTTAAAAAGCATTCCAGAAAAATTTGTCTCGCGATACAAACTTGATAAAGAAGAAAACGCTGAAACGTTAGCGACTCAGATTGAACAAGAGTACGCAGAAGAACGCAAAGCTATTCTTGAATCAATGGGCATTGCTGATATTCCTAACATTGGTATAGGAGGAACAGGTTCAGAAGACGATTTTGCCGCGAAAATGAAAGAAGCGCAACAAGCTCTTGCACCAAAAGAATAAACTTTGCATAGGCGCACTTATTATTAACACACACAAGAAAGCACGAAAAAACGATGATGTACAAAGAGAAAAGTCCTTCAAACATTCAAGAAGGTGTATGGGACGAAAAATCATGCGTTCGCAGACAATGTGGTTTCGTTGTAAATCAAGACAAGTTGCCGAAAGACTTAAAGTGGCTACCTAAGGGGGCGCCACTCGCATACGATGAAGCAACGGATAAAGTAAATGTTTGCAAAACTGCAAAGGTTTATGAAAACGCAGATAAATCGGCCGTATCGGTAAAGGTTTACAAAGGACACCTATTGAAAGTGAATGACACTATCGGTGGGTCAACTATTTCAGCAATTGATACCTCAAACGCAAATTTCGACACATTGACTGTTTCAGCGTTAGCTGAGAATGTTGACAAAGATACAGTTCTTGATGACGGTAATGCTGCAAAAGTTGTAGGCTTGAATTACGCGACAATTGAGCTTGATGGTCAACAGAGCTGCACTCCTACTTTGCAAGCATACGAAATCGAAGAAGGTACATTGCCATATCCATTGAACGATGCAATCAAGACAGCATTAACATGCCGTCACGCATTCAAACTTTAATCGTCTAACCACATAAAAAACAATTACCGAAAATGGATTCACTTATTAAAGAATTGGAAAGGCCGAAGAATTTCGATGTTTTTATCCAAGAACAAATGAAGAATTCCACTTATAAGGCAGAGTGGAAAGGCGAAATCAAGGACGTTGAATATAGTGCAGGCAAGGTCTATAAAGCACAATTAGCAGAATACGCAGCTGCCATGGTCGGTTCAGTAGTAGACAAGAATGCTGAAAAGCCAATACACCAAATGCCAACTGCAAAAGAGTTACTCGGTTCATTGAGCCGCATTGCAGATGAGTGGCAAATGGATAATGATAGACTTTCGCAGTTTTATTACCTTGAAGGCCGTTATCGCGAGAAGAAAGCAACTTTATCAGCGGAGCAGCGTTCAATCGAATATGCAAAGCTCGTTAAGTTTCTATTTAACCCATTTGAGAAGGCCGTTATCGCTCCACAGAAGCGTATTGATATGCTTTACTTCGAAGGCTTATTCAATGGAACGCAGACTGTTGATAAGACCAACAACAAGAAGTCTGCAGTATCATTTACATACGACATTGGGGTAAAGAAGTTCAAAGCAAAGGTGGCAGCATGGGGGAATGAAACATCAACTCCTATTGATGATATTCAAGCAATTACAGATTATCTCGGTGCAAAAGGAAAAACCGTGCTTAAAATGCGAATGAGCATTCGCACGTTCCGAAAGATGTGTCAAAGCAAGCAGATACGCGATACTTTTAAGTTGAAACTGGGCAAGGTTGATGTAATTCAGTCACGCGTTTCCTACAACGAAGTAAACGAATATCTATCAAGCATTCTTTTGCCTAACATCGTTATCGAAAAGGAACGTTATTGCACCTTACAAGACAACACAAGCGTCAACATGACAAAAGATGACCGTGTTGTATTTCAATGTGCAGAAACTATAGCCGTATTGAAGGCTTCTGACCAATTGGAAATGATTGACCCGATACCGAACAAATCTTATTCAACGTATGACGATAATCTCGTTGGTTTCTGGCGAAGCGACAAGGGTCGTTTCATTGACTATGAAATGTGGGCAAACCCTGTCTTTACAGGCAAGGAAGATTACGTAATTCTTGAAACTGATAAAACAAAATAGACATGACAAACATTGAAGCCGTTGCGGCAACTATAGAACCTTATAGCGTATCAGACGAAGCCATTCAAAAAGCGTTGATAGACGCGAGTGCTAAATTTGAATGCCCTTCCGATGCTGAATATTCATTGTCAGCAAAGAAAGGTGTTGCTCTGGCTTCAATGTTATGTTTATCTCGTCTTCGCGTTTTAGCCGCTGAAAATATTGGTGGAATATCACAAAGCTACAATGTAACGAAACTTGATAAGGCTATTAAAGCCATTGCGAAAGACGCTGGCATTTCAGCCGATTTGGTTGATGCAGACGATGAAGATGTAGTAACTTGTATATCAATTTAAACCATGAACCTCAGCGATAAAATACAACTTATACAAATAACCATTACCGAAGATGAACGATTAAATCCTATCGAAACAAGAACAATCGTTAATCTCGGCAAATGCGCTATCGTTCAAAATTCGTCAGCTGCAAAGGTGAAATCAAATGATGGCAAAGATTACATTTATTCTTATATCGTTTATTTGCGTAAACCAAAACGAATTGACTATATCCCAAAAGAAAACGATATTATTCGAATAACCAAAAAAGACGGTACGATAGATAAAGAATGTCGTGTCGTTGGATTTGTTACCTTGAAAAATTGGCTAAAGATATGGGTATAGAAGCATTCGGTTTTGATGAAATATTGAATAAATTGCAAAGCCAACAATCACAAGAACCACAACTTGATGAACGCGTATTGCGTGAGTTAAGTATTCTTGCCGAAGATTTATGTAAAGATGCGCGTGATAGATATAAGTCTCGTGATAGTGGAGGTTACGATGACCATACACGCAATTTACGCGGTAGCATAGGTTTTAGAATATCATTCAACGGGGAAACAGTTGCAAAAGGTGGTTTGGACGGCAGAGGAAGCGAAAAAGGCGAAGATGCAGCAAATTTGGCATTAGAAAGTTTTCCGCAAAGTAATTCTTTATGGGAAATCGTTATTGTTGCTGGAATGGAATACGCAAGATTTGTGGAAGCTAAAGGACACAACGTAATAACATTTCTACAGCAAGAATTAACAGATGCGGTTAACGAAGTAAAAGAAATGATTAAGAATAATGAATTATGAATGGATTAAAGGTAGTTGAAACATTGGCGGTTTATCTAAGAAAACATCTTGATTGTAAGGTGTTCAAGTTTGCGAAAACTGCAAACTATAAAGGTAAGCCTTATGTATGCATCAACTATCTTGCAATTCAATATGGCAAATGGGTAAATTCATGTATCGTTAACGTGAATGTTCATCAGCCAAACATGAGTAATGGGCAACCTGATACGATAGAGCTTTGCAACTTATCAGAGCAAATATCGCAATTAATCCCAAAAACGAATAATCAAACAGAAGATGATGCGCAAGAACTAAATCTTGAAGGTATTCGTTACGAGTTCGATAGCGATAGTAATTGTATGGAAGATGCCGATAATACATATTTCATTAATCTTAGAATTAAAGCAACTTTTTAAAAAGAAATACAATGGCAAACAAAACAGGCGCATGGGGTATTGAGAGTGTGAAATTTGCTACTCTTGTAAGTGACCCAACTGTTGCAGGCGGTAAAGTTGGAGAAAAGACGCTACAGGCAAAAAGTGCATTTCCAACTGAATGGTCGGCTTTTGTAATGAAGGCAATCGTTAAAGATTCACTATCATTCAACGACAACGCTCCCTCAACAAACAATATCGAAATTGAAGACAGTGACAATTATTACGCAACACTTCAAAGTGACGCGGGTACTGAAGGCTTTACCATTCAGACTTACGACATGAGTGAAGAGGCAGCAACATTCTTTTTCGGTTACAAAAAGAATAGCGAAACAGGCTATGTTGAAGAAGATGTAGACTTCAAGTTGCAAAATCAAGCAATTCAGATTGTAACAAAGAAGACATCTGAATTTCCCTCTCGTACTTTCGAGTGGGCAAACATGAAGCTTGTTGTTACGAAGTCTGGTACAATCGGCAAGAGCGGTTTCCCAAACATCAACATTGAATGTACGAAGCAAGCCGTTTTTGACGCTGTAACAGGCAAAGAAATGCCTTCAACGCGTTGGAAGTAATAGTTTTTAGTTAATATAGGATTAGTCCATGAGCGGCATATACGGTTTAGCCGTTGTATGCCGCTCTATTTTTTTTAATATGGAAGAAAAGAAAAGTACATCAGAAGTTATTAACGAGAAAGCCACATGGTGCTTATTCGGGTGGCTACCTTTTCGATTAAAACCTCTAACCTTATCTCAGATTTGGGAAATTGGGGAATTAGTACAAAAGTGTGATAAATTAGATTTGCAAGGCGAATTTTATGCAATAGAACGAATGCTCGCAGCCCATGGAGACTTAAAGCATTTACAAAATATTGTCGTAAAAGCGGTTTTCCGTAGCTCTATAGCGCGTTTTTTATTCGGGTGGTACATTCGTAAGCATACAACAATGAAAGTCTATAAACGCGTTATTTCATTTTGTGCAAAATCTTTCGATGCTCCCTTTTTTTTTCAGTCTTTGACTTTCCTAAGAGGTGCGAAGAAAGTGACGATGAATACTCACGAAGCACAAGTCCGTGGGGATTTATCGGAGGAATAATGAAATACTTTCGCATGAGTTACGATGAAATCGTATTCAAGCGGAGTTACATTAACCTCTTACTTCTTAATGCTGCGATACCAGGAATTAAGCCTTTTGACGAAAACGAAAACGACACAAGCAATACAAATACGAACGAAAACAAAAATAAGCCTTACACGTTAGATGATAACGGTAACGGATTTTTAACAAGTTTAATGTAATACGATATGGACGATATTTTAGGAATTAGAGCAACGATAGATGCATCAGAAGTTCAGCAAGGTGCAAATGATTTCGTGCAACAAATCACGAACATGAAGCAACAGACCGATACAGTTGTCCTCGCCCTGAATAATAGTATTAGTAGCGTATTACAACAAGTGTCTGAATTTGGACGAACTGCAAATGGAATGTCATTGTCTGAACTAAGCAATAGTTTGAGCGAGGCAAAAGCAAACTTTGTATCTTTAAGCGAAGATATTGCAAAACAAAAGCAAATTATTCAAGAAACTACATTTGAATTGCGCGATTTGCAGCAATCATACGCAGATGCGAAGTCTGAGGGTAAGAATATGGTTGCGCAAGATTTGCTACAACAAATAAAGACACATAAGCAAGGCATTCTAGGTGAACGTAGAGAATTAGCAAATTTAGTAAATTCTCAAAAACAAGCAAAAGAAAGCATTCAGCAGTTATCGCAAGCATACAAAGAAGCAAAAAATTCAAGCCCTTCTTTTGAAAAAGTAACACAAGGCGCACAGACGGCAGAAGAACGTATGAAAGCATTAAAAAACTCTTTTGATGCTTTCCAAGCGAGTGTTACCTTATCTCAGCAAGGCATTAATGAGTTAGGCGCACAAGGCGCACAAGCGCAAACACAAGGCGATGAAGGAAAAGCAACGATAACACGAACAATCGAAACTCGCTACACTAATGAAGGTGCGGAAGAAACTGCCGAAAAGACACAACTTGTAAAAGACAAGATTGATGAAGTTTCGACATCGTATGCTCGTAGCCTTGCAGCATCACAAACGGCATTCAATGAGCAAAAGAATCTTATTGGAAGTTTGGAAGGGCAAATCGCAAATTTGCAGCAAGTAATGATGCAAGCGGCAAAGTCTGGCGATATGGGAACCGCAACAGAAGCCGCAAAACAGATACAAGTCCTTGAAGGACAACTAACAACCGCAAAATCAAAGTTAGAAGAATTTCAAAAAAGCGCAGAAGATGCACAGAAAAAGCTAACTGATTTTGCGAACAAAACTCCCGAAATAGAACAACGATTGGAAAACCAAAGCACAGCATGGGGAAGACTGAAAGACCGCTTTTCAATGTTCGGTGATAGGTTTGGCAATTGGCTGAGAGGTGATGCTAATAAAGGCAAACAAGCTATATCGCAATTTACAGATATTATAGACGGAATGGGTATTCCACTCACTAAATCCATAAAAGGTTTTAGTGCTATGACTAAATCTGCAATAGGATTTATTGCAACACCATTGGGCGTGGTATTAGCAGCAATCGTCTTTGTATTAAAAAGCGTGTATACGTATCTTAACAAGAGTGCTGAAGGACAAAAAATACTTGCTAAAGTTTCAGCGTTCTTGGGAAGTATTATGCAATCTGTTACAGATATTGTTATTGCATTCGGTAAGTACTTCTTTAAGGTATTTACAGGAGCAAACACTATAACCAACGAGTTCACGACAAATTTTGTAAAAACCTTCAAAAGTGCATTCAGTGCAGTAAAAAATCTTACAGTCGGTTTTGGTACTATTTTTAAGGGTGTATGGCAAATCATAACAGGTGAAATTAAAGAAGGCTGGACATCTATAACAAGTGGTATATCGCAGATGGGGACAGGTGTTAAAGATAGTATTTCTTCTATAACGAATACCATAAAAACACAGATTTCTGCCGCAAAATTAGGTGCTAAAATAATCTATGGACTTTTTTCTGATAAAGAATTATCGAAAGATCTATCAAATGCTTTTGGCAATATAGGTAAAAATGCAATGGCTGCAGCCGAAGGTGCAACTGAAAATTTGAAATTGTCAAAAGAAGCCGATGAAGCGAAAGAGCGCGGTCTACAGATTGACACCAAGGTTAATGATTTAAAGAATAAAGCACGTCAAACAACTGGAAAAGAAAAAGATGACTTGCTTAAACAAGCTAAGATACTGCAACAACAGAAATACTATGGCCGTGATATTTTAGACCAAAAGACAGGGCAAATAAAGCACGAGAATGGTATATATGATGTGCAGAAAAAGCAATACGATAATCTTAAAAGGATTAACGGATTACACGTTAGAAATCTTTCGGCCTTGAAGGCTGAAAGACAAGCGCGTATGGGACTTGCACAAACACAAGCACAAAGTATTGCATCAATGAGTATGCTTGTACGCATGGAAGCAGCAAATTTGCGTTCGATGAAAGCTGCTGAAAAATCAGCGGCTAAAAAAGCAGCTGCAGACGCAAAAAGAAAAGTGAATCAATATAATAAGATTTCATCAGCAGAGCAAAAAGTTTACGATACTTACGATACTAACAATCAAGAAAGAACAAATGCCGCGGTTAGCGTAGAAGAAAAAATCATAAAGGCTAAAATTGCGGCAATGCGTGATGGCTATGCTCGTACTCGTGCTGAAAGAGAACAACAAAACGAAGATGAACTGCAACAAATCGAAAAACAAAGAGAAGCAGCGATAAAGGCCGAAAAGAAGCGTCAACGTTCCGAATTTGATGCAATACAAGCTCTTGTTAAGAGTAAGGGCGGCAAGGCTCAAAAATGGGACGAAACAATGGTTGATAGCAAAGCGATTGATGATATAAACAGTCGTTTTGACCAATTATCAATCTTTACTTCTCAGAAGCAACAACGCACAGACCGCGATGAATTATCAAGTGAATACGACAAGCAAGCAGCCGAAAAAGGTAACAGAATAAACAAATTACTAAACGATATTGAGCGCATTGATGAACTAATAAAGAAATCTGACAATGAAGCCGATAAGGCTGAATTAAATAAGTTGAAGAGTCGTGTTCAAGCGCAACTTGATTGGGTTAGACAATCAAAAGATGCATGGAATGACTATGTGCAAAAATATGGCTCATTCCAAGAAAAGGTTGCTGCAATCAATGAAAAATTTGAGCATGATACTATCAATTTATCTGATGAAGACCCACTTAAAATGCGTCTTGAACGCGAGCGTGATGCAGCCATTCAGACATTGGAAGCCGCAGAAAAATTGAAGGCTTTCGATTGGATGAGTGCTTTCGGCAATCTTAGCAAATTAAGTAGTGATACACTTGAACGCGTAAAAGAACAATTAAAAGAAATCCTTGATACTGATAATAAACTCAGTGTAAGTGATAAATCTAAATTAGTTGATAAATATACCCAAGTTCAAGAACAACTTGATAAAAATAAAACATCTTGGGTAGGTGGTGCAGTTGGAACGTTATGGAATAATAATCTTGAGAAAAAAAGATTAAGACAAAATTACGAAGAGAAAAAAGGAATATATGATGACGCTGTTTTAAAGAACGAAGAAGCGCAACACAACAAAAAAATAGCAGACAAAAACCTTGATAATCGAAGAACGAACCTGAATGACTATCTTAAATTGCAAGGTAGTAAGATGAATGCGAACGATTTGAAAGGAATGGACGAACAACAAGCCTTGCAAGTTCTGCAACAAAGTGGTGTTGATACTTCTAAGTTCGGAGATAGCTTTGGTTCTTTATTTAAAGGATTTACGGGGGCAAGTGATGCTGCTGCACAAGCATCAGCACAAGCAAGTCAAGCAGCCAGTGCAATGCAAAATGCTGGACAAGGGTTGCAAGGAGCTAAAGCTGCAATTGGCAAAAGTGTCGTTCCGACAAATGCTATTATTAAGGGGGTAAATCAGAATGTACAATCTCTTAATGATTTAACGAAAAAATATGTCGGAAGCAATACACAATTTGCTAAAGGCATGGAGAAATTTGCGGAAAGTTCGCAAGAAGCTACTGCTGCATTCGATTCACTTAAAAGTGGCGATTTCTTTGGCGTAATCTTACATCTTAGTAATGCTTTTGAATCTCTTGCGCAAAGTATTGGCGGTTTCTTCGGATATGATGATGGTATTGCAGCATGGAAAAAAGAATTAGACCATTACAATAGACTTTCAGGTATATGGGACGACCTTATCAGTAAGAAGAGCGAATATGTTAATATGTCGTTCGGAAATAGCGCGTTAGAAGCAATTGAACAAGTCG